ATTGAAAAACCTTCCCAACTGCCCATCGCAATTGGCGAAGCGCTCAAGGGCGCCTTCCCACAATTGCGTGTGGGCAACCACCAGGACTTCCAGGGCACCGGGGATAAAACCGGCGTGCTGATTACCGTGGAACGCAACGGCCCCGGCGTTCGATCCCTTGAAGGACGTAAGGCCCATGCACTGTCGGTGTCACTCATGGCCAGGGTTGTCAGTGGTTCGGCGCCTTACGACGCCTGCGACCTGGCCAGTCAATTGATGGATTTGGCCCTCGATAATCGCTGGGGCCTGCCGTCGGACCAGTGTGACCTGCCAAGCGCCATCGTCGCGGCGCCGAGCCTACAGGGCAGTGCCGAAACCGACTACGACAGTTGGACAGTGTCCTTCACCCAAAACATCTACCTCGGCCCGCCGATACTCGAAGATCCCACCGGAAAACCGCTGTTTGCCTGCAGGTGGGAAGTCTCGAATATCGACGATCCTGACCAATACCGACCTTTGCAGGAGTAGTCCATGTTCGATGCTTTGTTACGCATGCAACTGGGACCGATCGTCGAGCGCCTGGCGGAAATGGAGGCCCAGCTCGAAGACCTGTACCGACGCGCTGAAAGCTTTTGTCGGATCGGCATATGCCAGCAGGTCGACGCCGCCAGCAATACCTGCATCGTCAGCCACGGCGATTTGCTTACCCCGGCGATTGGTTTTTTCAACCCCAGCGCGGGGGCGCAGACCGAAACGCGCATCCCGTCAGTGGGCGAGCAATGTTTGTTGCTCAACTATGGCGGTGGGGAAGGCGCTGCGCAGTCGGTAGCGCTTTTCGGCCTCAACAGTAGCCTGTTTCCGCCGGTCTCCAGCGTTGCATCGTTGACCCGGCGCCGCCACCAGGACGGGACGCAAAGTGACTATGACGACGCCAGCCACACATTCAACTGGACCAACGGGCCCACCGTGTTCAGCGGTTCCCGCGAACAGGTCGAGGCGAAGGTCGGCGCTGCCACGCTGCAGATGAGCGCCAAGCACATCACCTTGCAACTCGGCGCCGTCGGTGTGCTGCTGGATGCCGGCGGCGTGCATTTGAGCGGCCCGCTGGTGGATCACCAAGGCCGCGTGATCAGCACCGCATAAGGATTTGCCATGATCGGAATCGATAGGAATACCGGGGCAGCGGTCGATGACTGGCTGCAATTCGTACAGCGTGCCACCCGAGCGCTGACCACCCCCGTGGGCACTCGCCAGAAGCGCCCGTTGTACGGCTCGCTGATCCCCCAACTGCTCGGGCAGAACCTCGGCGACGACCTCTTGATCCTCGCCCAAAGCCACGCCGCCAAAGCGTTCTACAACGTCGAGAACGGCATCGCCGACTTTCAACCCCAGGTCATCGTCGCCAGTCGCCAGGGCGCCGGTCTGTTGCTGCGGTTTGCCGGCACGTGGAAAAACCGCCAACAATCCTTCGAGGTTATGACATGAGCATGCTGATCCCTGGCCAGAACCAACTGGCGGAGCCGGCTATCATTGCCGTCGACGCGTTCGAGCCGTTGCTGGCGCAATTCAAGGCGTTCGTCATCGACTACGTCGCCGCCCGCGCGCCACAAAGTGCCGCCAAACTCAAGGTCAGCCTCGATAACGAAAGCGAACTGCTGAGTCTGGCCCTGGAAGCGTTTTGCGTGCGTCTGCAAACCCACGAACGCCAGTACAACGCACGCATCAAGCAGATGCTGGCGTGGTGGGCCACCGGCAGTAACCTCGACGCACGCCTGGCCGATATGGGCCTGGAGCGCCAGGTGCTGGACCCCGGCGACCCGGCGGCCTTCCCGCCGGTGCCGCCGACATTGGAAAGCGACGACGACGCACGCTTGCGCTATTACTTGGCGCCCCACGCGCCGGCGGCGGGTTCTCGCATGCAGTATCGCCGCGAGGTGTTCACCCTCGGCGAACGACCTGCGGTTAACGTAGAAAGCGCGACACCGGGTGTGGTCACGGTCACCTATACCTTCGACCCGGATGGCTACGCAGCTCAGGTCAAGGATGGCAGCGGCCGACGCACCGCCCCCGGTGAGGTGATGGTGACGGTGCTCTCCAGGGACGGCGATGGAAGCGCTTCCGCCGATTTGCTTGACGGCGTGCGCAGACATTTCGCACGCCCCGATGTGCGGCCGGAAACTGATCTCGTCACTGTCCAAAGTGCGCAGATCCAACGCTACAAGATTCGCGTGGTGGCCAAGATCAACGCCGGCCCGGACTCGGGCCTGACCCAAGTGGCGGCGCAACGCTTGCTGCAAACCTACGCCGAATCCTGTCACCGCCTGGAAGGGCGCGTCGACCCGAGCTGGATCGACTACGCCATCCACAGTGCCGGAGCGGCGCAGCTGCAAATCCTCGAACCGCTGGCACCGATTGTCTGCTCGGCGTTCCAGGCGCCGTATTGCACGGGTGTCGAGGTGGAGGTACGCACGCTATGAGTGAGCCCAAACCGAGTCTGTTGCCCGCCAATAGCTCACCGCTGGAAAAAGCGTTGGACCTGGGGTTTGGCAGGTTGCTCGAGCGGATCATGCCGCCGTTTCCGGCCTTGATGAACCCGCTGCAAACACCCTCCGAATTCCTTCCTTACCTGGCCGCCGACCGAGGCGTCAGCGAATGGGACGCGGATGCCAGCGAAACGGAAAAGCGCCTCACCGTGGGCTTGTCCTGGCAGATCCAGCGCCAGGCCGGCACGCCCAAGGCTTTGAGTTATGCGGTGGAGTCGCTGGGTTTCAGCCCCAACATCAGCGCCTGGTATCAACAGCGGCCGCAGGGCTTGCCTTACACCTTCGATGTGCAGGCGATCATCGGGCGCAGTTGGTCCAGCGGTGACCATAACCGATTGATCCGCCGTATCGACGCCGCGAAGAGCGAGCGCGACCAGGCGACGATTACCGTGGTTCACCAGACACAAGCACGCCTTGGCCTGACCGCGATTGTCCACGCCCCGTTTAACGACAGCGAGTTAAGCCTGCAAGGCGCGTTACCCGAACTTGCCTTGGGCGCTCGACTTAACAGTGCTGGCGTTGCCCGGCACTACACCATTAACGACTACGACCTCAGGGCGCAGCCATGACAGATGACATTACGCGCCTGGTGCGCTTCACCTCCAAGGGTTTGGATGAAGTGCTGCAGGCAAAGAACCAGGGCTTGAAAGGCGAAATCACCCACATCGGCGCCGGCACCGGCCGCTACAACCCAGACGGCACGGAAGTGGCCTTGCGTGACGAGCGCCAGCGGGTGGCGATTGTGGATTACGAGGACTTGGGCGAGCGCCAACTCAGGATGGCCGCGCTGTTCGATGGCGATGGCGAGTATGAGATTGGTGAGTTCGGTTTTTACCTCGCCAGTGGGACGTTGTTGGCGGTGTATTCCGTCGCTGGGAAGTTGCTGACGTATAAAGCGGCGGCGGCTCGGGTGCTGCAGAAGTTTACGTTGGATGTTTCGCCGTTGCCGGCGGAGAGCGTGACGGTAGTTGTTGGTGTGGAAAATTTCAATGTGTTGTTAACCGAGGAGATAGCCCAACTCGCAACTGCTAGTGTTGACAATATGGCTCGGTATACGGGGCTTCTCTTTCGACTTGTCAAACTGGAGGGGAAATAGTGGCAGTGGGTGAGTTGAGCAAAAACGACACTCAGTGAGTATTTCGCTTGAGAAGTTTTCTGGGGTCAGCCGAGCTTGTGTAAAGGTGGAATTTAGATGGCTAATAGGATGAATTTAAAATGAGTTTGGAAACTACGATTGCAGGTCTTGTGGCAGCCGCAAATAAGTTGACGGATACCGTAAACTCAAAAATTTCGGTTATTGATAATGCAGTTTCTGAGGCCCAAGCTTCATTTGGGCTGTTTAAGACGTCGTCGCGCTCTGAATATCCAGCAGTAAATGTTTTGCCAAATGCGTCATTTTTTGCTGATGCAAATGCGGATGGTATCCCTGATAGTTGGGCTTTCTCTTCGGCGAATTACATGAACTTGCCTTCTGGAGCTGCTGTCTTGGTTCAAGCAAAACTTGAAACGTTGACGGCGCATCAGACAGAAATAGAGAAGCTTGGGAGGACTTCAAACTCAACCGGTTTTGTATATTTGAATGCCTTGCGTTTGAGTGTCAAAGGAGATGCGGTGAATGCTGTTTGGGCAAGGGTTCAGGCTTCTTTGGTTCAGGCGTTTGCAGGTTTGTATTCTGGCGGTTGCTTTATGAATATTACTAACCCAGGAGCGATCGTCGAGGCCGGCGTCGGTGGTGGCAACTACTATTCGCCTGGAATAACGCCTTATAATCTTTCCAAGGGGGGCTGGCAGTGGGTTAGCTCACCTCGAGGAATTGTTAGCTACCAAAAGGCACATTGTATTAATTTTAAGGTTAATCCTGGTATGAGTACAGATGTTCTCATTGCTATGCCGGTTGCTGTCGATGGTTACTTGGATCGTCCCGTTATTTGAGGTGTTGTATGGCTAGAGTTTTTTTTGAAGGGCAGGTGATCGCGCAAGGCGACATTGAACAGTTAGTCGAAATGCATTCTGTCGGTATGTTTCCGGAGGCCGCTGATCTGAGTGAGTTAAACCGTGAGAAAAGCCTTAAAGGGCGACGTAATGCTTACGCCTTAGAGTCTGACCCTCTGTATATCGAGTATCAGTACGATAATAGCGAAGAAAAGGAAAGAATCTGGCGAGAGAAGGTTCTCGAAATTAAAAAGCGATATCCGCTTACAGAAGAATGACATTCAGTTGCCGCGAAAGCGGTTTTTTTTCGTCTCCCCAAAGCCCCTCCCGCAGGGGCTTTGGTGTTTTCCACCCGGAGAATTCAACACATGCCCACTCGCCAAACCTACACCGTCCTAATCCCATTCCCCACCGGCGCCGGCCATTGGTCCACCGCCGGCCAGGAACTGGAACTGCTGGACGTCGAAGCATCCGCCCTGCGCACCGCTGGCCGCTTGGAACTGACCAACGTCCTCAATACCACCCCCAAGGAGGCTGAATAACCATGGCAGAAGTTCTGAACTTCGAGCACAACGGCATCACCGTCAATGCCACCGAATCCCCCGAGGCCATGGGCGGCCTTGGCGACAACGTCATCGGCCTGGTCGGCACCGCGCCGAATGCCCACGCGTCGATCCCGAAAAACGCCCCGTTCCGCATCAACAGCTTCACCACCCAGGCGCTGCTGGACCCTACCGGCAGTGAGGCGGGCACGCTGTTTCAGGCGGTGTACCAGATCCTCAAAGTGGTCAAGGTACCGGTCTACGTGGTGATCGTGGAGGAGGGCGCAACCCCGGCTGACACGATCAACCATGTGATCGGCGGTAACGAACCGGTCACCGGGCGCAAACTTGGCCTGGCGGCCCTGAGCAGTGTGCCGGAAGACCTGACCATCATCGGCGCCCCAGGCTTCACCGGCACCAAGGCCGTGGCGAGCGAGTTCGCCGCCTTCGGCAAGCGCATCAAGGCCCGTGTGGTGCTGGATGGCAAGGACGCTTCTGTTGCCGATCAGGTGACCTACAGCGGCGAACTGGGCGGTGCCGATCTCGGTTTCGACCGCTGCCTGCTGGTACACAACATGCCGTCGGTGTACTCCAAGGCCGCGAAGAAGAATGTGTTTCTTTCGCCGTCGTCCCTGGCCATCGCTGCACTGGCCAAGGTCAAGCAGTGGGAAAGCCCGGGTAATCAGGTGACCTTCGCCGAGGACGTTTCCCGCGTGGTCGAGTACAACATTCTCGACACGTCCACCGAAGGCGACCTGCTCAACCGCTACGGCGTGAGCTACTACGCCCGCACCATCCTCGGCGGTTTTTCGCTGCTGGGTAACCGCTCCATCACCGGCAAGTTCATCAGCTACGTCGGCCTGGAAGACGCCATCAGCCGCAAGCTGGTCAAGGCCGGCCAGAAGGCCATGGCCAAGAACCTCACCAAGTCCTTCATGGACCAGGAGGTCAAGCGCATCAACGATTGGCTGCAAACCCTGGTCGCCGACGAAACCATCCCCGGCGGCAGTGTGTACCTGCACCCGGAGTTGAACAGTGTCGAGAAGTACAAGAACGGCACCTGGTTCATCGTCATCGACTACGGCCGCTATGCGCCCAATGAACACATGATTTATCAACTCAACGCCCGCGATGAAATCATCGAGCAGTTCCTGGAGGACGTTCTCTAATGTTTACCAACCGAGTCAGACAGGCCATTGCGGCCACCCTCCAAGGCCTGCCGCTGTCCGCGACCGTGGAAGAGTTCACCCCGCCGAAGATCGAGTTCGACATGGAGTCCATGTCCGGCGGGCGCTTCATTGCCGAGGAAATGGCCAAGAGCGGCAAAGTGCTCAACGCCAAGCTGATCCTGCAAGGCGCCGGCCCGGAAATCATGCTGGCCCTGGGCGTGCGGATGGGGGACGACATTCTGCTGAACGTGCGTGAAGCCGGCCAGGACCAGGACGGCAAGACCTACTTCACCTACCACACCGTGGGCGGCAAGCTCAAATCCCTGGAGGAGGCAAAGCTGAAGATGGGCGAGAAGGCCACCACCACGCTGGAGTTGTCCTGCCGCACCTATAACCGCCTGGAAAACGGCATTTCGGTGATCGACATCGACGTGCGTACCCAGAAGTTCGTCCTCAACGGCGTCGATATTCTGGGCGACGCCCGCCGCGCGGTGTTGATGCCGTAACCCCTCGGGGGCGGGTTCGCTCGCCCCCATACTTGACCAAGGAATTGCCCCATGGCCTGGATGCCACCGCTGCACCTCCTGCTGGCCCCGATCACCGCCGACACCGGCGCGACGATCGAGCAGGTGCAACTCAAACCGCTGTACTACGCCGCGCAAAAAGACGCGCTGGCCCGGGCCGGTGATGACGAGGACGACCAGTTCTTCGAACTGGCGAAACTCGCCACCGGCCTGTCGGAAAAAGAGCTCGACCAACTCAAGCGCCCGGACTACGTGAGCATCGCCCAATACGTACATGAGATGTCGACGCGCCCGGCGTCATTCTTCCTGCAAGCGCCCGAAGCTGCGACCCACGACCAGCCCGTCCACTTGCTGTTGCCCCTCGACGCGGCCGGCCGCACCTGGACCGAGCTGCCCCTGGAAATGCCCGCCCTGCGCGCGACCAAAGTGATGAAAAAACTCGCCACCAACAAAGAGCGCGCCGAGTTCATCACCGCCCACTGCACCGGCCTGATGATCCCCGACCTGGCTGGCCTGACCGTGCCTGACTGGACGGAATTGCAGGAGCGCATCGATGATTTTTTAAACAAACCGGCGGACTTCTTTCGGAGCGCGACATCGAAGTGATCCTCGACGTGGTGCCGCTGATTTACTCGGTCAATGAAGCGGAAATCCTCGACTGGGACGCCGGAAAAGCACTGCGCCGCTACGACATCGCGATCAATCGCCTTGGCGTTAAACAGGAGTAAGCGGGATGCAAGAGACTCAATACGAGATCAGGCTCGCCGAAGAAGACAAGCGCTGGATGACCTTTGCGGCCCTGTCCAACGAGGCGACACTCAACAGTGTGCTGACCCCCCTTCCTGATAGTTTTGTCGGGCCTTCCAGCCTGGATGCCGAACCGCAGCCATCGTCGGAACTCGGCCTGGCGCTGGTCACGGTGAGCCTGGATATCAACGCCTTGACCCTTGAGCAAGTGCGGTTGCGCGAGACGTTGGAAACGCTCAACAGCACATTATTCATTACCAGTGATTCACTGGCGCTCAGGACGGTCGATAGCGCCTCGCAGGCGCAGAACAGTCAACCCAGGGAGCCGCCGCCGGCCGCCGACTCCTGGGTCGACAAAAGCCTGCAGTTCGGGGCCGATGCGGCGAAGACCATTGCCAAGGATGTGGGCTCGAGTTTGTGGGATACGGCCAAGAGCAGGGTCTCGGGCAAGGCCATCGATGCACTGGCGCAAAAGTTTCCCAAAGCCGGCAAGTGGCTTAAAGACGACAAAGACAAAGACAAAGACAAAGACAAAGACAAGGACAAGGACAAGGACAACGACAAGGACTGCTGCTGCCGCGGCGAGTCTCTTCGTGGCGCCGTTACCCCGAGCATCATCTTGCCGCCTGGCTATGAGCGTTCTGGCGGGAAAAAGACTTCCGCGAAAAAGACCGCCAAGTCGACGCGGTGGCGGGAGTTGCCCGTCCCCCGTGGCCTCGGCCCGTTGAAGTATGCCGACACCGCCATCAATGTGATCCAGGGCATACGCGATGGCGACGCAAAAGCAGTCACCACCGGCCTGTCTACGGCCGGTGGTGCCTGGGCCGGCGCCTCTGCCGGCGCGGCCATTGGCACCCTGGTTTTGCCTGGCATCGGCACGGCTGTAGGCGGCGCAATCGGCGGCTTGCTCGGCAGTGAAGCGGGCGCTTGGCTTGGGGACAAACTGTTCAGCCCCGCTGACCGCCTGCCCGCACCCAATGCCGTCAGCAAGGAACTCAACAGCGCATGCACGGACAATGTGCAAGTCACCCTGGCCCCCAGCATCCAGATCACCGGCGTCAACCCCGCCGATGCCCAGCAGGTGGTCAATCAGGTGATCCAGGCTCTGCAATTCCAATGCCTGCCGATGCTCTCCGACACCCTCGGGGTTCGGCGCAATGCGGCACTGGCCGATCCAGGAGGTGATTGATGCGACAACAGATGGTGCTGGGCGATTTTATTTTTGGGCTCGCCCGTGGGTTTGCCTATTCCTCGCTGACCCGTAACAGCGACGGCGGCTGGGCTGACCTGGCGATTATCGCGAGCAAACCGCAGTCGCGGCAGAACGGCCAGAAGCTGGAAAAACTCACCTTCAGCGGCACGGCGATGTACGGCGTGGGCATGCAACGCCTGGACGAGTTGCGCGCCCTGCAAAATCAACGCGTGCCGCTGCCTCTGGTGGATGGCATCGGCCGCAACTGGGGCCTGTGGCGGATCAATTCGGTGATGGAAACCCAAAGCAACGTGATCGATGACGGTACCGCCATGCTCATGACCTGGAGCCTTGAATTGGAGGAATTCATCAATGCGTAGAGTGCGAAGTATTGCCGGTGATTCGGTCAACCTGCTGCTCTACCGCGAGCTGGGGCGTTGCGATGACGCCGCGGAAGAAACCCTCTGGCGCTTGAACCCCACGCTTGCCGAATACGGCCCGGTGCTGCCGGCTGGCGTGTGGGTGATCGTGCCCGAAATGGCTTCGCGGCCGGCGGCGCTGCGCTTCGTTTCGGCGTGGGATTAAGAAGGAGGCTACATGGCTCAGGGATTTACGCCCATTGTGGAGTTCTATGGCGCCAACGCGGCGCTGCTCAATCAACGTCTGATGCACTGGAGCCATACCGACGCGGCGGGCCTTGAGTCCGACCGCCTTGAACTGACGCTCAACATCGAGGGCCTGGAGGGCCTGCCCAGTCTGAGTGGCAAGATCGGTTTGCGCGTCGGTTATCAAGAGTCCGGCTTGGTGGAAAAAGGCGAATTTGTCATTACCCAGCGCACGCCGGTGCTGTTTCCCATGCGCTTGCTGATCGTCGCCACCGCGGCGCCCTTCAGCGCGGGCGATGCCAGTGGTTACCGCCAGCGTCGATCCGCCAGTTATGGACCGATCACCCTGGGCGCGCTGTTTCGCCAACTGGTCAGCCGCCACGGCTATTCGCCGCGGGTGGCACCGGCGCTGGAGGGCATTGCGATTGCCCACATCGACCAATCCAATGAAAGCGACATGGCGTTCATCACCCGCCTTGCCAAACGTTATGGCGCCGTCACCAAACCGATCAACGAACTGTACGTGCTCGCCGAGGCCGGGCAGGTCAAGTCACTCTCCGGCCTGCAACTGCCGGACGTGAAACTGTCGGTTACCGAGGACAATCGCCCCGGCGATCAAGCATTCATCACCGCCAAGCTCGACGAAACCTCGCGCGCCAAATACCAGGGCAGCCGCGTCACCTGGTGGGATGCCGCCGCGGGCAAGCAGCGGGTGGTTCAGGTCGGGGTTGCGCCCTTCAAGACCTTGCGCCAGCGCTGCCAGAACGAAGCCGAGGCGCGGGCGGTGGCTGAGGGTGAATTGCGCCGCGTGGGCCGTGAAGACCTCAAGCTGCAGATCGATTGTCCGGGGAACCCGCTGTTATCGGCCGAAGGGCTGTTGCTGTTGGATGACACCTGGCCTTCCTACATGCAGGGGCGCTGGTCGATCACCAAGGTGACGCATGTCGGCGACCCGGTGACGGGCTATCGCAGTTCGGTCACGGCCGGCGGGTTGTCGGCGTAGTACCTTTTACGGAGTAGGCACCATGCTGATAACACTGCCCCAGCTTCTTTACATCATGCCGGGCGCTCGCCTCAGCGCGGGCATTTTTCTATCCCCGTTAAATGCGGCATTCGCTCGCTACGCGATCGACAATCCGAAACGCCTCGCCGCCTGCCTCGCCCAGATCGGCCATGAATCCGGCGAATTGCGCTACGTCCGCGAACTTGGCAGCGATCAATACCTGAGCAAATACGACACCGGCCCCCTGGCCGTTCGCCTGGGTAACACCGCCGACGCGGATGGCGACGGCCAGAAGTACCGGGGCAGGGGGCTGATTCAGGTCACCGGGCGTCGTAACTATTTAATCTGCAGCCAAGCGCTGTTTGGCGATGAGCGCCTGCTCCTGCAACCGGAACTGTTGGAGCAGCCGCAATGGGCCGCCGAATCCGTCGCCTGGTTCTGGCACAGCAACGGCCTGAACGAACTGGCGGACAACGACCAGTTCACCACCATCACCCGACGCATCAACGGCGGTCTCAACGGCCTGGAGGAGCGTTTGCGCTTGTGGACGCGTGCGAAGGCGGTGCTATGCGTTTCCTAGCGGCCTGGCGTCTGATCGGCGCGTGCCTGTTGAGCGCGCTCGTGTGGCAGGTGCAAGCCTGGCGTTATGGCGCGCAGCTTGAGGCGCAATCGGCGGCCCAGGCGCAGGCGCTCAGCCAGCAAAGCCAGGTAGCTTTGCGCCAGCAACAGGCGCAGCAGGACAAACGGCTGGCGCTTGAGCAACAACTCAGCGCCATCGACCAACAACATGCTCGGGAGTTGAGCGATGCACAACGTCATCAGGCCGCTCTGCGCGATCGCCTGGCCACTGCTGATGTGCGGTTGTCAGTCCTTCTCGACGCCAGCGACAGCGCCAGTGGTTGCGCAATGCCTGCCACCACCGCCGCCGGCGGCGTGGTTCATGCAGCCCCGCGAGCCCGACTTGACCCGGCGCATGCTCAGCGAATTATCGCCATCACCGACGACGCGGATAACGCCGTGATCGCCTTGCGCGCCTGTCAGGCGTATGTGCGGGCCATCGTGCGTTAG